ACGACGCGACGCAGAGCGATTCAACGAAGCAACCCACGATTTACACGGGTGGCGCGTTGGTGAAGGAGAACGGGAAAGTGGCTATACAAGGCGGTTTGGATATATTCCTACCGCACGGACACAACCCACAAAACGACGCTAAATTTTTCGGCGTTGTGAAAGTTGTTTCCCAAGCTATGTTATTGGGCACTGAAAACACAGGTGAATTCATTTTTGCCGCGCAAAGCGGCAGCAGCAGCACAAACATCGCGGCTGCTCACACAATAAACACGCAAAAAAAAGACGGTTCTACTTATACTGGAACAACGCGAGGGGATATATATTCAGATTTTGGCAACCGTTCTTTACTTTACTTAGATTACGAAGCTACATCTGTTACGGGTGCAGTTGGTAGGTTTGGCTATCCGACTTCAGGAACGTGGGGAATGTACCAATTACAAGAAGCTATTTGGTATCCCGACACAAGCACAAATCCAATAACCTCCATCGAAGAAAACATCGGCGACTACTTCACCCAAAACACGCCACTGCTCGACACGTACTCAGGGGCGGCGGCTGCTTATTCACTCCGCAAATTGCGGACAGCGTACACGGGCGACGCGGTAGAAGTTTACAACGGCTCGAGTTATGCGGACATCGGCTTCAACGTCTTCGGTGAGTTGGATACGGTTGCACTTGCTGCGCATTGCGGAAGTAACGACGGGTTTGTGAGTACTTGGTACGACCAAGCAGGCTCAAACGACGCGACGCAAACGACGACGGGTCAAATGCCGAAGATTTACGACGGGACGACGGGCGTGGTTACGGAGAACGGGAAACCTGCACTTGACTTCGACGGTAGTGATGACTTTTTTGAATCTTCAACTTTCAGTATTTCTGACGGTAGCCTTGCGGCAGCATTTGTATTAAGAGTAGATGCAAATGGCACTTATTGCCATAGTCAAAACGGTACAGTTCGCGGTGCTTACTCTTCAGGCGACCATTTTTTTATTCATTTGGGTACAACTCCACAAGTAACCCGAACCAATTTAAGTGGCCCAACAGGACAAGTGTTAATTGGGTGGCGCGTTAATGACGGCACGACGGATTTGTACGAGAACGGAACCAGTGTAGCTTCCGAAACTTATACGGGTTCAGTGACAACGGGAACGACGGGCCTTGATTTAATGCAACGCAACAACAACACTTCTCGAATCAATGGCACAATGCAGGAGGTGATTTATTACGGCACGAACAAAGGTTCTGATATGCCAAATATTCAAAGTGCAATCAACAGTTATTACAATATCTACTGATGCAGTACATCATAGTTCTACCAACCGCCACGCAGACAAGCGAACGAAGAGCGTACCAAATCACGCGAGAGCTCTACAACATCTCGCGGCCCGTACTCATTCAGGCAGAAGGCGAAGCGGCTAGCACCGTCTTTGGAATCGTAACGCATCCTGACGGAATCCAAAACGCGCTGCAAGTCGATACCGAGTACCTCATCCACGTTCACCCAGCCGCGACGCTCGAGAAGCTGGTGGCTTGCTTTCCTGACCTGACGAATGATGAACGATTCGCCCTCTCTTCGTTCGTTCAAACGAACGCGAAGTTTCCTTTTGGCTACATCATCCCTTCGACGACTACCATACGGGATCAACAATATATGATTGATAATGGCTGGTTCCCTGAAGAAGAACTTTAAACCCTTTTAAAATGGCTATTGATACATTCTACCTCCTTTCTTGGTTGGCATACGCTGCAAGTCCTGGAGCGAAATACGACGCAACGTATGACCTCAACGGCGACGGTGCTATTACGATCGCTGACCTTCTCGAGTTGCTCACCCTCTTTGGAACGACTATATGAAAGCGGCAAAGGTTCTCTTACTCTTCGTTTTGGCGGCGGTAGCTATCCCGGTGGGGATCGTGTTTACCGTCCTTGACTCTCTATGGTTTACCGCTCAAAACATTGTAAGAACGATTTGGAGCCTCATATACGGCTTCTTTCGTTCCGTGAGTAAGGTTGTATCCATTTGCTCGGGTTCGTTCCTTACAGCGGCTCTAACGAAGCGAGGCGTTCCCTTCGGTACTCATTCCGTCTCTGCAGTACTCGGAGCGAACCAACGCGAGAAGACACTCTCGAAGGTGGGAACGTGGCTGGCGGAACTCCTCGATAGCATCGAACCGAACCACTGCAAGAAGGCATCTGAAAAGGCGGGGATATGAACGACACGATAAACGGCATTCTTCAATACTTCGGGGCTATGCCTCCACCGTATAACCCGCTGCTCGATCTAAACAAAGACGGGTACATTAACGTCCTAGATTTACTCCTCGCTCTTTCGCAATGAAGAACCTAAACGAGGTAATTATTCGCTTCGCCGATGAGGTAGTTAAATCCGCTAAACGCCATCTTGGAGGGCGTAGGATCGGCAAGAACAAGAATTACGGCGTAGCTACGGGAACCCTTAAACGGTCGCTTTCTTACCGCGTCCGGGTACGAGGAAACGAAGTGCGAGAGGTGACCTTTGGCGCAAGGGGCAAGGCGAACAAGTACGCCGCCTTTTTGCATTGGGGCGTAAACGGCACGGAGAAGAACCAAAAGAGTCCGTTCTTCAAGTTCCGCAAACAACCACCCTCAAAAGTATTCTTGCCGTGGATCCGCTCGAAGGGCATCCGCCTACGCGATGAAAAAGGACGCTTCAAGAAGCAAAGCGAAAGCAATATGAACTCGCTCGCCTTCTTAATCGCTCGCAGCGTGAAACGTAAGGGAATCGTTGGACTTCGGTTCTATGAGAAAGCCTTCACCGCTGTATCCGGTCGCTTCAATAAGCAAATCGGCGATGCGGTAGCGGAAGACCTCAAAGATAAGTTTAAGTTGAAACTCGGTAATATCACAGTAAAGTAATGGCCTCAATTGACAACGGACCTGCTGGAGGTTCATGGATACCAGCCGGGCAAAAGCTCCTTTTCACCATCATACCGGACGAACCCGTGACGGCGGATTATAGGTATATAGTTCAGATAGAAGAAAACGGTACGGATATTTCCAAAGTTTACCTTACACCCAACCCCGCAGATAACGCCTTCTTCGATTTGTCAGAGGCCATCTTGGGACGGTTGGAAGTGGACGCGTTTAAATACGGACAGACGGGAACGATTCACTCGCTTAATAACAAGATGTATTCCCGCTCCAACGGGAATATAAAAAGATACCGTTTGAAGGTGGGACACTTCGACGGAAGCACGGAAAGTTTTCCGAATGATATTTCTGGGTATTATTACCTCTTCGACGGATACGAACAACTCTCGCAAGGGCTGTTCCCTTCGTTCTCTGACTATTACGGTTCGGCCACATCTAAAAAGGTATGGTTAACGGATCGCATACCAACGAGCAACGTGATAAACGTAAAGGCAGCCATTGAAGATAACGGGGTTGCCGCCTTCATTAACTCGGACGATACCGGGTCGCTTATTACGCAACTCACGTTCAAGGTTTACGACACGGCGGGAAGTCAAGAAGACACCCTCGAGTATGTAATCAATCACACAAACGGCGGCCTCGTTCCGACCACGATCTGGAGCGACTCTACAACCGATGGGAGCTTGTTATATGCCTACGTATACCCGGCTTCGTTTACAGCCCTTACAAACGCTTTAAACGGCGTTACGGGGGGGTGGGATTATTACGATGTTATTCCGTCTACTGCAAGCGGCCCAACGGGAAACACGCTACGCATTACCAACGATTGCCGCTACTCCAAAAACGAAGCGGTACAATTAGCGTGGGCAAATACGCGCGGGGGATGGGATTACTTGCGTTTTAATGGCAAGAAGCAAAAGACGCTAACAAGGGAGGAGAAGACGTATCGAAAGATCGTGGGCGATTACAGCGGTTCACAGTATCAAATCGGGGGCAGCGAGCGACAAATTAAGCCGTATCAACTCGAAGCGAAAGAACGCTACCAGCTCAACGGCATTCGCACTATCGAGGAACTCACCCTTATGCAATACTGCATGAGGAGTAAAAACGTAATGGCACGAATCGACGGCATCTGGGTTCCCGTTACTATCTCTACTAACTCGATGCAGGTAGAGGAGGAAACCGTTTCGAAGGTCTTTGTTACTTCGTTCGAAGTTGAACTCGCACAAATCATCCGATGCTAAGACTTACGATCGACGGAAACGAGATTGAACTCTACGAGAATGAACCCGTAAACCTCTCGTATCAATTCTCCAACCTCCAGGAGATAAACGCGTCAGCTTCGAACTTTTCGCAGACCTTCCGCGTACCGCTCACCAAGAAGAACCAAGATTACTTTGGCCCGGTAAATGAGTTCGGACTTATTCCGGATTGGGATCCGAAGACGAAAGTAGACGCGGAGCTTTCGTATAACACCATTCCTGTAATGCGGGGCTTCGTGCAGGTGAAAGCGGTTTACGTTCAAAAGGGCAAGTACGCAGACGTTGAACTCGTGTTCTTTGGAGAGACTGCGAACCTATCGCGGGATATTGGAGATGGTATGCTTTCCGACCTCGACCTTTCTTCTTACGATCACACGTTGAACGCAACGAATATAGAAGCGAGTTGGGCGGGTACTTTGTCGAGCGGTGCGATACGTTATGGCCTTCCCGATAAGGGGCAGAATTGGTTTGCAAATCAAACCGACAATATTTGGAGTTCGACCAACCCACTTGAGCACGGCGATTTCACCCCGTATTTTCAAGCGTCGAAACTATTGGAAGAGATTCTCGAAGGAGCAGGGTACGAGATGGACAGTAATTTTTTCGGAAGACAAAGCGAACTCTACCTTTTGATGAACAACGGTAAACGTTCGGTAATTGGTTACGATGCTACTTCGGGTGATGATATTCCGCCAGAACAAGAAACGATGCTCGTTGGGTTGACTACCGATTTAACCGGACTCTCTGCCCACAACCCCGGCGCAGCGATAACTGCTTGGAGCGAATCAACGCCGTTCTATGATACCGGAGGAAACTTTTCCGGAGGCTCGACCTTTACCGCACCCTTCCGGGCTTACTATACCTTTCGAATTAACCTGTACGGAAGAACGAATGCAACTAACCACGCATTCTCTATCTGGTTAGAAAAAACAAGTGTAACGCCAACCGAAACGGTATGGCAAATTTTAGACAATTATCCCGGTACAGCTTTTAATGATCAAGTCCACAACTTCACAAGCGATCCGATTCTCTTAAATACGGGCGACGCTGTGAAGATTTATTACGAGATGGCTTCTTCTAGTGAAGTACTCAACCTCGACGGAGATAACACCATTTCCCCTCAAAGTACTTGGTTTCAAGTTCTCAATATTACCGACCCGACTTCAGGTCAAACGGTAGACGTAGAAGCCAATATGCCGGAAATGAAGCAAATCGACTTCGTTACGGGACTTCAGAAGATGTTCAACCTCGTATTCATCCCGGACAGAAACAACCCAAAGAAGCTCTACATAGAGCCGTTTAACGACTATATCGCCTCAGGAACCAAGAAGGATTGGACAAATAAAATAGACCTCACCAAAGACATTACAATTGAACCAACGACCGACCTACAATCGAGGCGGTACGAATGGACGCACTCGAACGGCAAAGACCTTGTTAACGAACTTGTGTTTAAAAACGCGAATAGGGTGTATGGTCGATACCGCGTGGACGATCCGCAGAACGACTTCGCATCCGGAACAAAGCAAATCAAAAGCCCGTTCGCGCCGCACGTCGCCTCATATATCCCCGGCACTCAATACGCCGTTCATCGTTTACTCGTGGATACCGACCAAGACGATAAGAGGATAAAAGACCCCCTCCCGCGTTTGGCTTTTTGGAATGGCAACCGCTCTGGCGAAATCAACTATTACGAAGACGATAACAGTACGGTGGTGACGGATACGGATTACCCCGCTTTCTCGCAGTATTCTGCCTTATATGCGACGGTAACGAGCGAAGATTTAGGCTTTGGGCCAGAGAGGCCGTTTCACATCGTAGAAGCCAACCCATTAAAAACGCTCTATTATCAGTATTGGAGTCCGTTCGTGAATCAATTGTATAGTTCGGACGCTCGCAAACTAACGGCGTTCTTTAGGCTTACGCGAGCGGATTTGGCTACGTTCGAGTTCTCGGATAAGATTTACCTCAAGGATACCTACTGGCGGATCCTCTCTATCTCTTACGACGCTACAAGCGAAGACCTCGTAAAAGTGGAACTGCTCAAGGTGCTTTCTAACATTCGGGATTGCGTCTGGCTTCCGGTTGCGATAGATAAAGCCACCGGGCAAATACAGTTCGAAGACGCGTCCGGAACGCTCTTATATGCACTCGGGCCGCAGAACAGTTCTTGCTGTACGAAATACGGCTACATCTACGATTCGAGCGTACAACGGTGCTACCAACCATTTGAACAATGAGGAATTTAGACAACCACCGTTATATAGGGGAAGCTATCCAACTGCTCCAGGCCAAAGGGGAACGGGTTCGCGTCCCGCTTTGGTTTAAGGTATTGGATTGGTTCTTGACTCTCGTTTACGTTTCCGCGCTTGCATTCGTTTTATACTCCCTTGGTAAATGGCTAATTCACAAGATATACTCTTAACGTACCGGACGGATACGGGCGAAGTAACCAAGTCGTTTGACGAAATAATCAAAGGTCTTGAGGGCGTAGATAAGAAAGCCGAGGACACGGCGAAAAAGACGGGCAAGATAGGCGATGCTTCAAAGAAAGCAGGCAAGACGGGCGCACAAGGATTTAAGATTCTCGACGTAGCCATGA